TTCAAGACCTCAGAGGATGAGGATTTCCATGATCTGATCGCGGAGCGGTACGAGCGGTGCCCGACGATCATCACCAGCAATCTGGACTTCTCCGAATGGGGAGAAGCCTTCAACAACAAGCTCTTGGGGGCCGCGACCCTGGATCGCTTGCGGCACGGAGCATACAAGGTGGTCCTCGAAGGTCGAAGTTTCCGAAGCTCCAGGGAAGAGGCCATGATCAAAAACTGCGTTGCCGGTGCAGGGGAAAACAACTAGATGTTTAACACGTCCGAAGCCCGGAAACGCTGATCCAAGTGGCTCCATTAGGGGCGGACATGGGTGGCTCCATTAGGGCGGTCAATGACACTGCTCGCCGTCGTGTCTTCCACCAACTTGTCAGCGGTCATCGTCCCATCAGGCGCAACCGCCGCGTTCGCCGTGATCGTTGCGCGGGTCTTCGTCCACGCCGCGTTGCTGAAGTCCTCCGACGGGTACAGCAGATTCGTCCGCTGCTCCTCGATGAGCAGACCCTTACAGATGCCCGTGAGGGGGTCGTGGTCATATCTTGGTTTATTATTGCCTACAATTCTCAGTTTACCAGTTGAATCTGTTACAGTTGCTGATGAAGCTCTTGTATAACTCAGTAATGGATGCAAAGTTTTCTTTGGAATAAAATTAAAAATTGGTTGTGGATAACTCATTTAATCTCCCTTATGATAGTGCTATAATTAATGAAATAACTTCAATTTGTTCTCCCCAGGTTCCGTCACCTTTTAGAACTTTGTTTGAGTTGTTAGGTAAGTCCATGAATGCAAGATCACCAAGATCTGAATTTCTTGGAACTTGATTAGGATTGATTCCAATGTTTGAATTTGTTAAAATGTTAGAAACTAAAATTCCTGAATCTTTAATTAATTTGCCATTTGTAGAGTTATAGGTTGCAATGTTGTCTATTGTAGAAACTGAAGGGCCAACAACCATTCCATCTAGATTGGTTATTACATGGACCCAATTTGATCCGACAGTTGTATGGTTTCCGGCGATTGAAGGAGTTGCGCAAAGAATCATGTCGCCAACAGAAGCCGTTATTCCACTTGCACCGCCAATTTTACCAGCAACTGAAACAATGTAATAGTCACCTTCAATTCCGCTTGGGTAATTAGGGTTTGTTGAACAATCCAAAACACCCTTAGGTTTAAAATTGTCTAAATTAAGTAATTCTTCTGCTGAAGTTGCAGCAGCTAGAGCACTTGCAGCCGCGGCCTGTTCAGAGGACATTGCAAGATTGCGATATGACAATGCCTGATTTGCATAATTCATTGCCTGAAGAGTAAATTCAGATGGTGGCGTAGTTCCTGTGTTTACGGGAATTACAACTTCAATAGTTTCAATTGCCATGTTATGTGTTCCTTGTTACTTCTCTAGAAATTTTAACTTGTCCTTCTAGAAGTCTGTAAACTTTGTTATTCGGAAGGGTTAATTCCAAGTCCCAAAGTCCTTTGTTAAAATCTAGTGCTTGAGTTTGAGAGTCAGATAGTTCAATTCTAATTATTCCTGTATTTGCAAATATTGTGCATGTAAAAACAGCTACAGCGTCAGCATAAAAATCAGCATAACCTGCTCTGACTTGTGCTTTTGCACTATAGCCAGTAAGGGAAACGATTTGACCATTTACATCTTTGCAAACAATATCCATTTCAAATGTTGAGCCTTGTTCTATTGTTAGGTTTTGTTTTTTAGCCATCATTAAACTCCGAGAAATTCAGGGCGAACTGGATATTGTTTTCCAATGAACCAAGTTTCATCCATGAAATTACGCCAAGCATTGAAATATTCATCAAGTTCGATAATTTGTTCTTTTGTTAATGTTGTATTTATGATTTTCTCTGCTTCTAAAAGTCTCAGTTCAGATTCATGTCTAAAGATTAACCATTGCAAAGAATTCATTTCTCTTTCTCTAGATAGTCTGTCACGCTTGCGATACTTTTCAATGTCTTGAATCCAGTCTTGACTACCCCAAGAATATAAATCTCGATTTGGGCAGGCAATTTTTGTTAATTCTTCAGGTAGATCACCAAGTTTGTCATAAACAACTTCTTTGCCAGTTAACTTGTTGAATACAATTTTATTTTTGTAATTGCTAATTACCTTCCATTCTGAACCGTCAAAAATGCAAGTCTCATCAATATTCAGACTTGGTATTGCATTGGTTGTTGAATTTGCTGGCAAATTTGATTCATCTAAAATGGTTAAATTTCCAGAATATTCTTTCGTAATTGGGTCAAAAAGATATATTGTCATTACATATAGTCCTTAGTCGTGTTTGATTATAAACATGAAGTATTTGTTTTTAGGTCTTGTTTCATTTGAGACATAGTTTTGAACGATTGATGAACTCATAGCTTCACCATGTTCTCTATCTCCATATGCCCAGGCTCCACCTTCAGCGACATACTGGCCTCCCACATCAAGATTATGATTGTGAGGTCCAACAGAGTCTGCTTGTGTAGAGCCTACGTGATCGCCACCGCTTCGTGCTGCTCTGTCAGGATCAACACCAGCTGAGTGGTCCCAACCACGAGGGAAGTAGCCGCGCATATCGGGAATTTTGAAATTCAGACCTGTACCACCCCAAAGATAACCAATTGCATCAAACAACTTGGGATAGTCAGTGATTACGTAGGTAGCACCATTACATTCAAACCATCCTGAAGGAGCAGTTTCACCAGCAAACATGGTAACTGAACCAACAGGAGGTTTTGCAGTGTCTGGAATGTTTTCGAGTGGAACGTCAGAATTGTTGTCTAAGGGTGCAACTCCATTTGGAGAACCCTTTTCAGTCTGACTAATCTTCTGCGAAGTGAGAGTGTTAACAGTGTTGGCATGAGTATAAATTTTACTCATGTCATCATCAAGTTTAAGGATACTCTGTTTAACGGTGTCTTCATTGACGCCAGGTAGTATTGTATTGTCTCTTGTAAAAGGCATTCTCGGTTATTTCTAACCTCCTTTGTTAATCGTTGCTTTCTTCTGAAGCTATTGTTCCAAGTCCAATTAAAGACCTGTTTAGCAATCCACCATTTGAAGATTTAATAATGTCTTCTAGTGTTTTTGAAGGATTTGCTGAACGTCTAATTGCATTAATTGCTTTGTTTTTAAGTGCAGTTTTTGCAAGGTGAGCTGCTACTAATCCACCACCAAATCCCTTGCCTGTATCGACTAAAGTTTCTCCAAATGTTCTATTGTTTCCACCAGCATAACCATATGCTCCTGCACCGAGCAAACCACCACCAAGTTTACCACCAACCAAATTGAGTAACATGTTTCCAAGTAGTGCAGAGTTGGCAGTGTTTGAATTATTCTCGTAAAGTCCTGCTCTTGCCAAAACATCAGACAATTCTTTTGAGTTTTTCAATTCATCAGCAGTTCTTGTTGGGCTAAAGATACTTTCGCCATTACCTATTCTGCTTCTACCTTGTAAAAGTTTATTGTAGTTTGTATTGAAAAAGTTTGGTGAAGTTGCTAATTCTTCAGCTGCAACAAGGCTTTGAGCAGAATTTGCACTAGCGTTACCACCACGCATTTTCAACATGTCTAATGCACCTGATTTTTCAGCGTAATCCTTGCGCATCAAAGCATCTTCAGGAACAATTGCATTTAAATCTTTTTCCATCGATGCCAAAAGGTCTTTAGCAATTACTTTCTTATCTTGGCTAATCAGGCCATTATTAATTCTGCCTCGTAAAGTCTTTGCCTCACTTTCAAGAAAGTCATACATTGGAGCAGGGTTTGAATCGAAATCAAATCCACCCATTAAATTCTTGAGTTGCTTTAATTTCTTATCGTCTAGTCCAACATCCTCGTATTTCTTCAAATATTCATTAATTGTGTCATAAGTCTCGCTGAGAGGAATTCTTTCATTCTTTGAATTGTCAGTAAGAGACTTTAAGGTGTCTTCATAGTTTGAATTTCTAATCTCTTTAATGTCGTCCTTAAGTCCAGCTGAACGAGTAGCAATGTTGGTTCCTGTTAAATCAGCTTCAGTAATTCCAGCCTTTTTCATTGCAGCATTTTCAATTGAGTCAGTGAGTAGCAAACCACCTGTTTTTTGTGCATCTTGAATCCCAGCACCAACTACAGGGAATTTAGCTAAACCACCTTCAACTTTTGCCATTGCAGGATATGCAGTTGAAAGAAGAAGTCCATCTTTTTCAAGCAAAGTCTTAATTTCAGGTGAAGCATTATCAATTTCATTTATGATAACTTTTGCTTTAGTAGCGTCCATCGGTCTCAAAATTTTGTTGTTAAGTGCTTCAAGTCCTGCACCAGCAACCTTTGAAATCCCATGGCCTAGCAAGCCACCACCGACACCGAGTGCCGTGTCTGTTGCCACCTCTTTGACCTTGGATGAAAATTCCTCGGGCTTAATAGACTCTATGTCATTATTGCCTAGAATCATTCTGAGAGCTTCCTGGGTTAACCGCTTGCCTCCTGCGTCAGCTACAGCAGATCCACCGATAGCCGCCATTGTTCCACCTGTTCCGATAGCCGCCGCTGTTCCAGCTGCACCACCAACGATTTCAGGGGCTGCGCCTGCAATATCTCGAACGTCAAGACCCTCAGGGTTAAACAGCTGGTTTTTGCCATCCTTTTTGATTATGTAATTGTCTTCTCCAAATTGTACTGCTTCAGGATGGTATTTCTTAACAACTGCCATTCGTCTTTCAGGGTCAGTTTCAGCACCAACAGCTAGTCTAACTTTTGCGTCTGCTCCTGCACCATGAGATTTAATAAATTGTTTTCTGTCATTTTCGTATTCAGCTTTTTGCTGACTATCCATTTTATTGGAATTGTAGGCAGATTCCCATTTTGAAAAATCTTCAGGATTCACAACGGATAAAAGGTCATTCAACACTGGCTTGTTGCCAACTGACTCCATCATGGTTCCAGTTAAATCATTTGAAGCAGCTGAGACTTTTTCATCATAAGCTTTTCTGTTTTGAATAAACTGTGGAAAGTCATTCTCAAAATCAAACTTTTCTTGTTCAGACATTTTTCCGCTAGAATAAGCATTGTAAATCTTTTCAAGCTTATCATCTGAAAGTCCTAGATTGTCTTTCAATTTGAATTCATTTAGAGACATTAATTAATCCTCATGTAACTTCTGCCTTGACTTTGATGAGAAGGTGCAAGAGGTGCTTGGTTATTTCCATCTGAGCTTGGTGCTACTGGATTACCATAGACTCTTTTCAAACCTTCATTAGGGTCATAAGCATCAATGCCAAACTTCTTAACATGTTCAAGTTTATCTTTTGCAAGTTTGTTTTTCATGGTCATGTTTTTCAATGCACCTTCAAGAGCAGCAGGGCTAGATTCTGCACTAGCAAAAGTCTTTGCATAATATTCTGATTCTTGAGGTGAAAATACTGCACCTGTTAAATCATGTCTCTTTTGAGCAAAATATTCTCTCAAATTTTGGTACATTCTGATTGTGTCATTATCTATACCGTTATTTTTCAAAACATCAGGATTTCCAGTTTGAAAGAAATTACTCATTACATCAATTGATTTTGCACCAAGTTTTGTATAAACATCAACTTTCTTGGTTGCACGTTTAATCATTTCATCGTCAGAAATAATGTTGCCAGACATTTTTTCATCTTGTGACATAAGAACATCTTTGAGAGATGAATTTACATTGTCAAAGGTGTGAACACTCTTTTGTAATTCATCCAAAGTTTTCTCTTCAGCTTTTGTCATTGTTTTGCTGCCAACAGTTGAAATTCTTCCTGATTTTACAGGTGAAGACATATCACCATTGTATGCTTTATTTAATACACTTAGTGCGTTTTGACCTTCGGTTGAACTCCAAACATCCTGTCTAGCTTTTGCGTAGGCAGTTTGTTCATCAAGACCTGAATTCATATATTCAGCTTGTTTTGTTTGGATGCCATTAGATAAGAAACCATAAGCATCTTTCACACTGGCATGACCAACCTTGTCGTATTGCTGAACTGAAGTCATGTCCGCAGCTGTTTGCTCTGTGCGTGGTGAATATTGAGGCTCAACAATTATCTTGTTTCCCTTTTCGTCCTTGTCTTCAACACTCACCTTTGATCTATAGTCTCTCAAATCTTGTTGATAAGAATTAACAAGAGAAGAAAATGATTTGTCACGCATCAATGTGCCAAGTGCGATCCTAGTACGTTCATCACCAGACTTGTTTTCAAAATGTTGTGCATTTCTAGGGTCGTTAATAATCTGGTCAATCTTGCTTGAAATAATCTCTTCTCTTTGCTGTAGTCTTGTAGGTAGAGCTTGAGTGTTAGGATTATATTCTCTAAAGCGATTAGGGTCTGCATTACTCAGTTCAAGCGGTGTCATGGCAACAATATTGCCAGTTTGCATGTCAATCATGCTTTGTGGCTTTTGAGTCATTGCTCTTTGAGCTTGAGCACTTTCAAGTGCTGCTCTTTGTTGTAATTCTTGTTCTACAAGTTTAACTTCTCCTGCTAGAGGATAGTCAATTCCAGCAGTTTTATATCGTGCAGCATCATTATAACCCTTTGCAACAATGCTTTGAAGTTGTTCCGTAGAGAATTTTGATAGTTGACCATTAGTTCTAGTGTATTGCTCTGCTCTTGATTTAAAATCATTGGCTGGTGCTTCAGGAATAACAGGTCCACTTTCAGGTTGGCTTCTGAGTGCATTTGAACCGTCAGTCATTGAATTATTTGCAGCAACATCAAAACTACCATTTGGAGAAACTGCGGCAGTCTGAGGTTGTTTACCCATGCCAAGCAAAGTTTGACGTTCTCTGTCATAACGGTCAGCAAATTTTGGATTTACCGCTGATCTTGCTCTATAAATTGAGTCAATTGCACTTTCAGTTGATGAATAGTCACCATTTGCTTTTGCAATATCGAGAATGTCAGATGCACCTTTCACACCATGCTGAATAGCGGCAGAGGTGATGGCATCTTTTAGTCTGCCGTCGTTAATATCAAGTCCTAGTGTTTTGGCTTTTTCAGCAATAGGATTACTATAAAAGTCTTTAGCAACTTCCATTTGGGCATTTGCATGGCGAGAAGGGTCTTGATTGACCAAATCTTTAAATGCTTGATGAAACTTAGGGTCAGTTACTGGAACATCTGGAAGCCAGGAGCTTGTTGTTCCATCTTCATTTGTCCATTTAAGACCTGATTTTCTGAACATTGCTTCTTGAGTTGCAGGAGCATTTGCTTGCAGCAAACCGAAAGAAGCCGATTTTCCATCAGTTGGGTTAACAGCAGCAGGATTATTTCCTGATTCTTCCTTTGCCCAAACAGGATTTTGACCACCAATTAAACTTGTTGGTTTGATAGGTGCATCAGGAGAGTTTGTATCGAAAAGAGACTTAGGTGGATTCTTTGTAACATTCTCCATCAAGTCAATTTTGTACAAAGCTTCTTTAGCCTTAGCATCGCCAAGTTTAGCTTGAGATTCGTAGTATGGTTTTAAAAGGTTTTTGTAAGCAATATCTTCTTCAACTTTCTTTTTTGCTAATTCATAATCTCGATCCTTGTTTCCTTGGTCGAGTGCGTGCTTGTAGGTAGTACTGAAACTGTTTCCAAATCCACCTAGTAATCCTTGCCAAAAATCCATATATTATACCTCAAACTTTTTAATAATTTGCATTAACTCGATCTGAACCGGAAACGCCTGAACCTGAGCCTAAACTCCAGTCGACGCCTGGTTTTGCACCATTAATGAATGTGGTAGTTGTTCCACCGAGCATTCCGCCCAGGCCAGCACCTAGAGCTGTTCCAATACCTGGGACAACTGAACCGACTACGCCGCCGAGAATTGTTCCACCAATTCCACCGAGAGCACCCAAGGCAGAGCTTCCACCGCCTTCGCGTTGCTTGGCCATGGAAGCAATTTCTTGTTGTGTCTTCTGGTCCTGAAGCGGATCAGCGTTTTGCCAGAAAGTGTTATATCGATTAAAAATCCTGTCATTTTGGCTAGAATCCCAGGTTGCACGTCTCCATTGATCTTCATATGGTGCAGCAAGAAGCTGATTATATTGACCAGCTGCGTTTGTTGCCCAATTTGCCTTGTTCAAGTTGTAAGAGTTGTTTGCTTGAGTATTAGCCATATTATAATTGTTGTAATTTTGATTCTGGCTAAAATTTGCATTATTTTGTGCAAGATTTTCCTGCAAGTTCATTGAATTCAAGTTCTGGTTTTCATTGACCTTTGTGTCATAAAGAGACTTGTCGAAACCAGCAGCATATTGATTGTCTTGTTGCTGCATTCCAAATCTATTTGTGGTTGCATTTGAAGAGTTGGTTGCCATGGTGTTTAAATAATTCTTGTAAAGGTTGTCATTGGCTTGATTTGCCATGATTGAAGACCCATACATGCCATTATTTGCCATAGTAGAGTTTAAGTTCTTTTGTCCTGAAGCTAAGGCTTCTTTTGCTGCAATTTCACCAGGGGTTCTTAGTGCAGTTTCATAATCTTTATAATCACCTTGGGACAGTCTTTCATAAGTTGGAGTTGCACCACCGTAAGCCGATCTTTGTGGTGCACTCTGCCAAAATGCCATTTTATAGTCAGGTGCAGAGACATAATTTCCAGGGTTGTAGTCCAGTGGGTTAGCTGCTTTTTCAGTCCAGTTATTCCAAGCAGGAGCATCAACCGTTTTATTCCATGGGAAATTGTCGGTTTGCATGTTTGACATCATATATGCACTGTTAATTGTACTCATAATAATCCTCGTTCAACATTATTTCATCAGTATTTATCTAGCCATTTACAACAGCAAAATTCAGGTCAATGTTTTTGATTTTTACTCTACCAAGTTCAATATCAATAATGATGGACATTGCTTGATCTCGATAACTGTTTTTTATGTCAACATATGAGAAGGCATCGCCGTAAATATAAATGTTGGCATCATGCAGATATCCGTTGGCATCATGTAAAAATCCTGCATAGTTTGGTTCCCAATTGTATAATACTCGCTCAATTCTATTTGTTCGATCTAAAACAAGCACTTTGCCTTTGGTGTAGTCAATTTGTTCAAGGTAAAGTCTGGTTTCCTTAAGAAGAATTTCTTTTGGAAAAGTGAAGCATTTTGTTACGAGTTTTGACCGAATTTCTGTAAAAGTATTTAGCTGTAATTCATCTCTGCTTAGGTTTGTTGACCTATAAAGTTTTCCATTTGAGTCTGAGAAATAGGTCAAATCTTTGCCGTTACAAATTGAAGAGATACGAATGCCATAATCAAATATTGTGAAAGTGTTTAGGTGTGGGTGATAAATCAAGACATTGTCCATGCCTTCGACAATCATAAAAAGAATTCCGTAAAAATTTGACCAAACAGCTTCTTTGATTAATTTTCCATTCAGTAATGGACTAACTTTAGTTCCGAGAAGGTTAAATTTTACGTCTCCATGCTCTTGCACAGTTGCAATTGAATTAATTCCTGTGTCAGAACCAAAGACAAGGTCATTACCCACAGGTTCAATTGAAGTTTGGCTTGTGCATCTATTGTTTGAAAAGATGGGATAAACAGAAAAGTCAGATGCACTAATACGGTAGGCTTTTCCATCTTCTTTAAAAGCAACAACATAGTCAGAAACGATTCCAATTCCTGTTACTTTTCTACCATTTCCGTATCCTGCTCTAACACCAACAGCACCATTGTTTGTGTCCCAATTTGCTTTGTTAAATGGACCAGAAAAATATACGGCATCAAGTTCGCCCGATGCTTCAGAGTTACAAACAAGTCTTCCATTAATTTCTTCTAAAATGGTCACATATGAAGGCGAGGTTGTAATATCTGAGACGGTTGTGCCATTCCATGAACGAAGACATGTTCCTCTGTCTGCAATAATTAACTCATTTGAGTAGGTAATTAATGAAGGGATGATAGTTGAGTTTGTCAGGTCAGTAATTTTCTGCCAGGATAAAGTTTCAACATCGTCAATAATTGTAGACTTGAGGTAAAGTAATTCACCATTTGAAACAGCGATTAAATATTTCTCAGTTTCGTTTTTCACGTATTCATAGAGTTTGTCGATTGGATGGGTAAGTGCAGGAACGTCAACAATTTTAATACCCATTCGAGTTGTTAAATATTTTTCGTGATTGCTATAGAACAAATTCACACAGCTTTGTAACTCATTGTCAGCAATTGTTGTTGATGGCTGAGAGACGTTAATTCCTCCCTCAAAAGACAAAGATGCAGATTGTGAATTACTGTTTTTGTTACCTACTTTCATTACATCCAGCCACGATTAGAGATAACAATAGGGTCAACTGTTTTGTAAGTTTCTAGTATTGCTGTCTCAAAATCTTTCATAAATTCTACGTCCGCACTGATATCCATTTCATCAACGTTTTTGGTTCTTAAAGTCAGGTATTCAATAATCAGCATGTCTAGTTTTCCGTCCCAAGGGGTTTCACCAGTGAGAACAATTTCTTCAGGGACAAGAAGAGAATAGTAAAAGAGGTTTAGCTTGGATGCTTCAACTGGAATTCCTAAAACCCAAATTTTGTTGTCAATTATAATGTAATTAGAAACAGGGGTTGCATATTGAATTTCATTGAATTGCTCAATGGTTCTGTGAATGAGTTGTGTATTGCCATTGAAGAGGGCAATTGGAGACATAAAGTCATATGGCAAATCATATTCTTTTGTTCCTGCTACAACATCAATTTCATAAATTCTCTTACCGAGTTCAATTCCATTTCTACGAATTAAATGTGATGCCCTGACAAATGCTCTGCGCATGAAAGATAGAAGTTTTTCGTCAGTCCATCGTGTGTTAATTTCGTCTTCAAGTTCTTGACGAACATATTTGATTAAATCGCTAATTTTCATTATTGCCTCTATTTGATGATAATTTTGTGTGAGTTTGAGCCAGGAGTTACATAGTAATTAGCAGTTGTGAACTCTGGATTTGCCGCAAGGAACTTTAGAACATCTTTTTCATTGTTCATGTCGTAGCCTTCTTGTTCAGCTCTAAGTATTGCGACATATGGAATTGAAGCTACTTTTTGAAAATGTCTGTCTTTGGTAAATCCATTGCATGAATTCATTCTCTCTATGTAGTTTTCTTCAAGTAGAGGAATGTTGTTTGATGTGATTTTTGTTGAAATTTCAAAATCTTCTTTTCCAAGCATATTGACGTTGGTTTGTTTTTCAATCATAACTTCTCCTAAATTTAATGAAGTTATTTATGACACCTGACAAAAATAGGAATGCTCACCAGCCGTAAGCCAGTGAGCATTCGCATTAAGGAGGGGATATGAAAGGAACTATTAAACTCTAGAGATGTTTTCCATCTTAAAGTTGGCTGCTTCGTTGTAGCACTTGAGGGTTGCTTCTGCTGAAATTACAACAGGAGTTACAAGTCCTTGTTTTGCTTGTCTTTCGACTTTGGTTTTCTTAAGCCAAGCGATTTCCCATTTTTCTGGTTCCAAAATCAACATGTAGTCATACTTTACAGTTGAAACGTCTTTTGGTTCCATCCAACGTGAAGTGTGAACCTTAACCATACCAAATTGTGATTGGTAAAAATCTACTGCCTGAATAACAGTTTTCTTGCTTGCTTCTACATTTTGACTAAGTCTACCATTGCCTACGAAACCTGAGATTGTTCTAGCAACTGCAGGAGGAGCAAGAACAACTGAAGGATTTCCACCTGAAGACCATGCAGCTTGGATGCCGTCTTGGAATAAAGGTTCGGTCAAGTCACATGCGTTTGTGGTTGTTCCACCGAAGTTATAAGTATTGGTTGTAACAAAACCAAGAGCGCCTTTAAGCTTACCACCGGTTCCAGATACGTGAGCTGAAGGAGCAGCAGAGTTGTTAATGAATGCATATTCAGCATCTTTGCTGATTTGACGAAGACCCTTTTCGATGAGTCTTTCAATTTCAGAAACACGACCATATTTAGCGGCACTTTCCATTGAGTCTGTAATATCTACACGGTCAGCAAAAATCTGAGTATAATTGTACTTACGAACAGGTTGAGTTACAGCAGATGCGCTGCCAGTCCATTCTTCAGCTTTAGCGTTTACGCCAGGAGTTCTGTCAGAATCTTCTAGCCATTCTTCTTTAACGGAGGTAGCTTTTCCTTTCTTTACAAGGTTCATAAAAACTGTATCGGTTGGAGAGATTGTATAAATTGCATCTCCTACAGATTCTTTGATGTTTGACATACCATTTGTCATAAAGGTTGAAACTTCATTAGCCATTATAAAAATCCTCTTAATTAATGTATTTTATTTTCCAAATCCTAAATCTTCAACAAGTGTGCTCAGGTATGGTGCCCAATTTCCTTTAATTGCTTGTGCCTTAGCTTCTGACTTCTTTTGTTGCTTAGTTTTCACTGCAACATCGTCAACTACTGCTCCGCTCTTTTCGAGAATTGGTGCTTGAGGTGCTTTTTCTTTTCCAACGCCATTTGGCATATTGGATTCAGATTTTGTTTCACCATCAATTTGGTTTCTAATTCTAAGGTAAACTTCCTTATATGCATCAACATCAGAGTCCAAAATTTTAGCAATTTGCTCTTGAACTTTTGCAGGCTGGCTTTCAATGTATTTGAAAATACCTTCCTGAACTTTTGCATATAGAGGATCGCTTTGAGCCTCTTGTATAGTTTTATTTATGTGTTCTTTGTAAACATCTTGTTTTTGTTGGTCGGTTAATTTTGAAATTTCTTCTTGAACAGCTTTCTTTGCTTCAAGGGCACTATCGTAACGAATTGCATCATATGGATCGACAGGTCTTTCACCAAGTCCATAGTTATTGTCTTTTGGTTCTTGCTTGGAATAGTTAAGAATGTGTTGTGCAAATTCTTTATCAGTTTGGAATTGTTCAACTAAACCTTGAAATGCGAGAATCTTCTCTTTTTCTTTGGCAATGTCTTGGTATTTACGTTGATAACCACTTTCTAAATTTTTGGCCTGAATGATAAAGCCTTTCTTCTCGTTTTCATTAAGAGAATTATAAGCTTCTTTCATTTCTGTAGACCAATGGGCAGGAGCCTCAAAGGTTTCAGTTTTTGGTTGTTCAACTTTGGTTTCAGGTTCTTTAATTTCTTCTTTTTGTTCAACTATTTCATCGTCATCATTGTCATCATGTGTTGATTCTGTTTTAAATTCTGGGAAAAGTTCACTTACCGCACTTTGTGTAAATTCTGCGGTAGCATCATTTGTACTATCATTTTGAATATCTAATTCTTCGCTCATCTAATTTGTATCTCCTGTGTGGTTAGATAACTAAAGTATTACGTTGCCTTGTGGCTTGCTTTCACCCTCGTCTTTTGATGAGGATATGAAAGTGTTATAAATGTCGCCCACAATAATTTTCTGTGCCTGTAAGAGAGAAAATTCATTTTTTTCATGTGGTGCCAAATATTCAATCTTTTCTCTAATCGTGTTAAATGTTGTTTCAAAGATAAATTGGAAAAGTTCGTTTTCCAAAACTTCTCTAGCCAAATCTTGTTTATTCATTGTCTACCTCCATGCTTGTTATTTATGCAGGTGAGACTACATTGATATTAACTTGGTTCTTAAGTAATTCCATTTCTCGTTCATGGTTCATTTTCATTAGTGCGATTTCTTTTTCTACTGCTAGTTTCATTTCGGCTTTCTTTAATTCAAGGTTCATTTCCATTTGAATCTTGGCTTCTTCAAGCTGCATTTCGCTTTGCTTGAATTGTGCTTCAAGTTGTAGCTTGTCGATGCCTTGTGTCTTTTGTTTCAAGTTGGCATTTTCTTGTTGCAACATTTGCATTTGTTGAGACATTTGTTGCATTTGACCATTTAATTGTGTGATGCCTTGGTTTTGTCCTTGTGCAATTTCTTGTTCTGAGAACATGAATCTTTCATAAGGAATTTCTTGCAAACGTCCTTTGTATTCAATTGCTTCTCTAACTTTTTGCAAATCAGTAAGTCCCATTTGAAGAAGAGGACCTTTTACAGCCATTGCAAGGAATTGATCAATTTGACCTACAATGAATGCCTTATCTTGAGGACCAATGCCGATTACCACGTTGACTGTATATTCTCCCCTGAGGTCATCAGGATTGATTTTGTAATTTGTTCCAACAATATCTATAACATTAGTAGGAGGCCAAGTCTGGTTGATAAAGATGAAGTCTCTTACAACCTGTGACAATACTCTGCCTAAACGCTTGGCAATCAATTTTTGCTTTTGCTGAGAAGCAGAAGTTATCATTTGAATGCCTGTTGCTGTTTTGTTCAGTGAATTGGCATCGAGGCCCTGGTTGTAGCGAGTTACCCCAGTCTTGTTTTCGACCATGCCTTGGGCGAACTCCATAAAATTGAATGCAGCTTGAGAAGGTGCAGGAGCATCAAACCAACCAATTTTGTTAGGATTACCCATGATCGTGTCAAAAGGCTTTCTGCGGTCGAGTGCTGCCCTCATTTGAGGATCGTCAGTAATTGGGTTTTTCCAAGTGCTCATTGCTGTGCCGTCTTGGATAAAGCGAATGATGTTTGTTTGAACTTTTTGGTCGTTCTCTAGAATTTCAGTAAATGGAATGCCTGTAATCTTGTGAGGTTCAGGATTAATTCTGCCAAGTCTGAAAGGAGGTCTTTTGTAAGGATTTTCAGAGACAGAAAGAATAATGTCATTACATGAAACGATAATTGCATTTTCAAGAAGTCCATCACCATCAAGGTCTAATTTGACATATTCCTCTTTAATGAAAACTTCAGATGCGGGAAGTGCTTCTTTTTTGTCAGGATAACTCTGGGTGTCTGAATAATCGCCTGAATTATCACCTTCATAAAGTGAATTAACTTCATCCAGAATGTTGCCAGCGTCAGAAGTTGTATTGCCAAGTGCATCTTTAATTTTGGCTAAAGAACCTTTGCGATAAATCCCGGCGGCTTCTCTACGTTTAATATAGTCAAGATTTCTTTTTACCCAATGTGCAACATATGGTGCCGTGTTAACATCTGTGCTGCCAGGAGTGATGTAGAATTCCCAAGGTGGAATATTTTCCATGATAGGGCCAGAATACACTATATCTTTCTTGACAACTTTGATGTTCTTATAACGTGTAATTACTTGACCATCTCCAAGGTCATATTCAACAGGGGTATACTTTGAAACAATGAATTCTTCACTCAGTGCAGTAAATGTTGCTTCGTCAATTTCTTCGTCAATTGTTTCAGTTTGTGTTTTATATTCATTGGTAAAATATGTTTTTAAAACACCAAATTCATAAATGAGACAATTTTGAATCCAGGCGTCAAGTTGTTCTTCGCCTTCGTTCTTTACCAGCATTTGATACTTAATAAGTTGTTGCAAATTGTCTGCATTGTTGCCGTCTTTTGACTTTAGAGTGAAGAAGTCTCCAGTAAAAATTTCAAGCAAACCAGGAATTGAGCCTTGCACAACATCCCAAATTACTGACTTTACAGTTTGTGACCAGCCTTCTCTTTCATTTCCATATGGTTTTGCTCTATATTGCTTGTACCATTCTTGTCGTTTTGTTGACCTGTCATTTTGATAGTTTTCAGCAGAAACTCTTAAGTCATTAAGATGATTTTTAATTTCATCATCGGTAATGGAAATTGAAGTTACATTTGAATTGTCTGTCACCTCGATTTCTTTGGTTGCATTATCTAGTTGTGTACTCATAATATTCCTTGTCATTTCAGTCTGTGATTATTTATCTAAAGAATTACGTTTGGTGATTTGTAGCCATCATTGTATGAATTTACATAAATTCGATTTTGCGCAGGAGAAGAATAATTATAAAGAGTGAGATTGAATGCGTCTGCAAGGTTGGGTGAAGGAACACCTCTTGCTTTCATTTCGTCTTTGCCTTCAACTTTCAATTTCCCATTTGATGTATATTTGTAAGTTGGTCCGCAAAGCTCGTCAGTTAATTCTTCAACGAACTTACAAGTTCCATCAATTGAGCAAGTTTGTTCTTCAAAGAATTCTTTGGCATTAAACCATAGTTCATCTCTTAGCCTGTTGTATAATTCGCTTTGAGAAGCTTTTTCTGCTACGTTAACTCCAATTGTTGGTACATTATATGGATAGACTGGCAACATGTCGGCTACACCAGCACCTAAACCACAAGCGTCAACATAAATTCTATCAAACATTCCTCTTCGATAGAGGGCGACAACCCTTCCAATTGATTCGTCAATTCCAAGACCTTTCCATTGGTCAATATAAATTATCTTTCCACCTTGACGAATTACGATTGCAGTTGCGTCGTCACCAAAACGAGCAACGTCTAAACCTGCAATTTTTGGAGAACTTGAATATGAAACTTCTCTGTCGTAAGCTGATTCGATAAGACTGCGAGAAATTATGCTGTCATCGTTTAATTCTGGAAATTCTCCTAAAACTCTAACTCGATATTCATTTGATTGAGCACCATATTTCTTTTCAAATCCTTCAACATATTTTGAAGTTACAATTGGAGAGTCTAGGCAGTTAAAAGCTAAACGAGTCCAGTCATATTTAATTTTAGGGTGCATTTGTGTATCATAGAAATAGCCGCTGTTTCTTGTAGGGTTTGAACAAAGTATGATTATTGCACCTTCAGTTGAAAGTGTGCCTTCTGCGACTTCAAAAACTTTGTTGTCTACGCCTGAAGCTTCATCAATAATTACCATCAAGTTTTCAGCGTGGAATCCTTGCAATGCTTCTGGTTTGTCTTTTGCAGAAGTTCTTGCAACAGCAAATCGGAACTTTTCTTCACCAATTATATACATTCTATCATTGTTAATTCCGATAGAATCCTTAAATGGTTTATAGAGATAGCGTCTGTGCCATTTGGACAATTCAGCCCAAAGAGCATCGTGCAGCTGTGCGGCAGTGGTAGCGGTGCAGGGAATCTTTACGTCTGTGTGGAACAGCAAGAACCAGTGAATGAGCCACGCTAGGCTTGTTGTCTTGCCTGTACCGTGGCCCGATCTGACAGAAACCTTGGCGCCTCTGACTGAGGCAGCCTTAAGAAGACTTTCTTGTTGTGGGGTAGGTGTGACACCAAAACAAGTTTTTACAAAAATTACCGGGTCTGTAGCCATCGCCAACAAGGCGTCTCTATCGAGTTTGTTTATATCTTTATTTTTAGCCATTTTTATCCTTGGTTAGAGCCGAAAATATAACTCAAAACATTTGGTCCATATTGCTGATATAGATTTTTCACGTTAGAATAATAATCAGGAGTCATCTTAAATTCATCACCATATCCATAAGTGTTTAGTGGTCTTAAGTTCACATTCTGAAATGTTGCATTGCCTTTTTCATCTTGTCCTGTTTGCATCTGAAATGGAGTTTCCCATTTGGCATTCCATTTCTTGTTTAATTGTTCGCTTTCGGCTGGATCAAGTGACATTGGTTTTCCAGTTGAGGGTAAATCTCCACCACTTTGAAGAATTTTATCCCATTCAGTTTTATTGTTGAGATATTCATTTTGTTGTCTTTGTGCTGCCCAAGTTGTTTGTCTATCAATAGGGTCTTGATTTTGATATTGACCGTAAAGAGAGTTAAAAAGCTGAGAAAAAGAATTATCATCAAACGCCTGTCTCTCATTTTGCGGTACTGCTGTTAATCCATTGTTTAAAAGTCCCATTATTCATCTCCATCAGTAGTTTCTTCAATAATTTCACCATCACGTTCTTTAGCTTCTTGTACAAGTTTCCAAAGTGATTTAACGTCAAAGTCAAAAGTTTGTGCTTGTTCAGTTTTCTCAACCCACTTGTGCTTATTCTTTAATGCAAAAGCAGCGATTGAAGCTGATTGCTTACCAGCTAGTGCGCCTTCAAGTAAGTTTGCTTCAATTTCAGTTCTCATTCTAACAAGTAATTCTGACCTGTACTTATTAAATGCCCATTGATCTTCAATTGACTTTTTATAAGTTTTGTTTGCTGCTTCATCGAATTCCTCTTGAGTCATGTTAATACTGAGCAACAGTCTTGCCATTGTCATAGGGATTTCTTCATCACGGCATGTTTCAAGAAACAATTCACAGAGAGCTTGAAAGTCTAAACAATTACGAATAATCTTTGATCTTACTAAGCCTGTTTCAGTAACAACATCACCCTTAGATGTAGTCCATGTTCTTGGACGGTTAGTCCAATGTATCTTTTTATCTTCTTCCATCGGTAATTCCTTTAAATTGGTTTTCGTAACAATCAATTGTAGAATCTTGGTCTTTGCAATAATTCTTCAATGTGTTAATTGTGCTCAACATTTCCTTTTGTCTTTCAAGTGAATCAAATCTAGATGTTCCAAGTTTCCCAAAAGATGGTTTCTCAGGTCTTGGGCACTCATAAATGTCATTTGGTTTCTGGTTTTTGAGTGATGAACAACTAAAATTAATTGTCACCAAGAATAGAATTATACATGTCTTCAACTTCTTTTTCATTTGATATTCCATCTATACGTCTTTGGTTCTCGTTAAATTGTTTTGCATTTTTCTGAATATTCTTTGTGTGTGTTTGAATCGCTTTGACACCTGTTTTGCATCTATCCAGAGATTCTTTTGCACTCGAAATTTCAGCATCTTTAATCTTAATCTCAGTTTCTAGTTGCTCAATAGTTTTGCTCAAGAAAGCATTGTAGACAAATAAGCTGATAATTAATGTTACAAGAATTCCAGTTGCGATGATTTTTAGTTTTGTGAAGTCAATCATAAATATCCTCAACATTATTTATGAAAAAATTCTTAACCTACATTTCACCACTAATCTCAGATGGAGATAAACTGTCTACAACAGCTTTTTGGACTACAATTATTCTGGTGCATTGTTTAATTGTCTGGTTCGGTATGAAAGAAATACCAACAACCGAATTTCAAGTATTAATTTTATTACTTGGTTATCGGTTTGGTACAAAAGCTGTTTATCAATCGAAGAATGTGATGGAGCGATGGGTAGAATCGAGGCAAACACCTGAACTTTTAAGATACAAAGCCCAAGCATCAAAAGCAGCTAAAGACTGTGACCAAAATATCGGTTAAATCTTACTCTTTAGGTATTGTTTGCCATTAATTACAATGACATTTGAATTAGGATTATCAGTTTCAATAGGGTGCAACTCAAACAATATTGCGACCTTTTTTCTTTTGAATAGATTTAAAAAGTAGTTGATGAGTTTCATGTCGATATTTATGCAAAAGAAAAGGCAGCGTTCTACGCTGCCTTTGTCGTTACTGAAGTGTAACGATTTGCTTTTCTAGCCAGTCAATTAAATCATTTCTCTTGTAGGCAATGTGTCTACCAATTTTAACTCGTTTTGGACCTTTTCCAGAATTGTCGTAAAATTCCATTACTCGTCTACTATAAACATTTTGCACAATTGGTTTCAAGGTTTCTTCAATATTAGCTCTTAAAATGAATTCAGGTAGAGAATCAGACAGATAACTTAAAGAGAGTCTTCGACTTTGTTTCTTCATTCCACTTTGCACCAACCTTTGAAATATGGGTTAAAAGTTCATCTTGAGACTACCGTACAAAATCAAAACTAAATGTAAACGCTGGTAAGCCGGTTATTTTCATTCTGAGCCAAAATATTTTGGATGATGAATGAAATTACATACTTACAGACAGAATTATTCTGAGTTGATCCTGGTGACTGAGGCAACAAAAGAGGGACTGGCTAGCCAGTCCCTCATGTCTCCATTGAAAATGAAGCTACTTTACGATGGTGAGCTTTGGTTTAGGTTTCTCTTGTGTTGGTGATTTGCTGAACACGTTACGTACAATCTCAAAGTTCTCAGGTGCAAGATGTGCATATCTCTCTGTCATCCTGATTGATTTGTGACCAGCTAACTTTGAAACAAATTTTAATGGTACACCAGCTTGAACTAACCATGAACAAAAAGTGTGTCTTAAAGTGTGGAATACAACTCTTTGTCTAGGATCATCTACATTTTCATTGAGTGCTACATCTTCAACAGCAAGTCTAAATAGTTTCGATATTTGACTCTTTGAGTTCTCGTTATCTTTTCTGAAGACAAATTCATTTCTACCTTTTCTCTCTTTTGCACTCAACATTTCATAGAGATCATCACTCATTGGAATTGTTGATGACTCTTTATTCTTTCTATCTCTAGCTGTAATCATTTTGTGCTCAAGATCAATGTCAGACCATTTCAGCTTGAGAACTTCATTTAACCTGAAACCGCTATGCAGCGAAGTTAATGAGATTTCATAGAGATTTTCACTATAACCCTTAGTCTCATTTAACAAGATTTCAGCTTCATCTTTAGAAAGAAACCTATTTCTTTCATTTTGAATAGCTGGCAATTTCAGTTTTGCCATGTTTACAGGATTTGCACCATCATAAATGTCAAAGTTGATGCAAATGTCATAGATGTGATTGATTAAATTGAATACTCTTGAAATGGTTGCTGGTGCAAGTTCTGCCTTTATACAGATTCCTTTAATTTTGAGCAAATCAGTGAATGTGACTTCATTTAATCGTTTGTCTCCTATAATGGGATTTACCCATTTCTTAAATGTAGAATTTACTGAGTTGTTGGACTCTTTTGTCCTGTTTGAGTGAATTTGGTAATCTGATTCAAATATTTCTTGAATCGTTTTATTCTTCTCAAGTTCTTCTTCTCTTTTGATGCGCTCATCTTCAGCTTGTTGCTTCATTTCTTTATAAGTTACAGGTCCACCACTCAGCAGGTTTTGTTTAATTTCAGCAAGCAAATTACCTGCTTTCTCTTCATTCCAACCAGCAGATGCCCAACCTAAACCTTCAGTCTTTGTGACTCCAATTAATTGATAGCGTATTCTGAAATAGCGATCAGGCTTGCCTCCATGTTTACGAGTTGGGTGTTCACTCCATTGAAGACCTTTGAACTTCTTGGATGTTGTCCAGCCAGGCATAGGGACCTCCAGTTGATAATGCTTATCAAGTCCTAGTACAATATTTTGACAAAATCAATGGTAGTCAGTGGTAGTATCTGGTAACTCATGGAAGCAAAATATCCATTTTAAGTTAAGAAGTACATAGCTTTGTGAATCAGGGTAAGCACTTGGAGAGAATTAAATATTTAATGATCCAGATGATGCTGAAGGCCGGTTTGCAGCTTGGCATCTGCGACCCCAAGGGGGTCATCAAGGCCATCAAGGCCAAATACGAGTTCATGGACATCGACGTGAGCGAGTACCTGCTGTCCGACGAGCGCATGGACCAGGTGAAGGAGCTCAAGCAGCAGATCGAGGAGCTGAGAGGCCACAACAACGGCCTGCAGAAGGCCATCGGCGAGCACGCCAAGGAGCTGCGCAAGGAGTCCGAGCGCACCGCCAGGGCCGAGATGCGGGCCGGGCGCGGCGGTGGACAGGCCGCACAGGGAGGACGCCGGGGCGCTGCCCAAGGCCCCGGCATGGACGGCGCACCCGGCGTGGGCCTTAGTTTCATGGGACCTGGGATGCAAGGCATGCCCGGTGGGCCGGGTGCCCCTGCGGCAGCAGGCATGGCTGGTCCAGATGTCGGTTTTATGGGGCCTGGGATGCCCGGCCAGATGGCGGGCGATGCCTCCGGCATGAAGTCCGACCCTGCGATCCGCTCGTTCGGCTCTGGCATGGGGATGCCGAGCCTGCCCGGAATTCCTGAACTTGCTGGTTTGCCCGGACTGGCGTCCGCCCCCTCAAGCCCCGGCGCGTCCGGCCTTGACGGAGGTCCCCAGTGA